TGGTGGGAAGACTTGGCTGTCAACCCTCATGAGATCACAGATCTCGACGAAGGGTTTTCTGTCCTTGCTAGGGAGTTTGAGCCTCCTGTTAAGGTCGCTCTCGTCCCTAAGACACTGAAGAGTCCACGCATCATCGCGATGGAGCCCTCCTGGATGCAATACGTCCAGCAAGGTATACTCCACGTGATGACTGAAACTCTGCACAAGCCGGAATTCCGAGCTCTTGCCCGGATTTTCGACTGGTCAGACCAGGAGCCTAACCGACTCTTGGCTCAGGAAGGAAGCATCGACGGTAGCTTTGCTACTCTCGATCTTTCTGAGGCTTCGGACCGCGTTTCTCTTCAACTTGTTGAGAGTCTACTGGCATCCACTCCCTTTCTCAGGAAGTGTGTGCTAGCAGCCAGGTCGGAGACAGCTCTGCTGCCTTCCGGTGAGGTTGTGACTCTCAAGAAGTTTGCCAGCATGGGATCAGCAATGTGTTTCCCCATTGAGTCGATGGTGTTCTTCATCATCAGCGCAATGGCACATGCTGAAGCTGTTGGCAGTGTTCCGTCGGCAATCCGCATCCGTGATCTTCCTCGGATGCGCGTCTACGGCGACGACTTGATCGTGCCGGAGATAGCCGCACAGACGTTGACGCACTTGCTCGAGACCTATGGTCTCAAGGTGAACACTCGAAAGAGTTTCACAACCGGTCTTTTCCGTGAATCATGCGGAGCCGACTGGTTCAAGGGGAAGGATGTTTCAGTCTTTCGACTGAAGCAACTTCCACCGACGTCAACGCGTCAACCTCGTCTCATTGCCAAGGCAATCGCATTCCACAACACTGCTTTTAGCAGTGGGTGGTTCCGCGTTGCGGAAACCATGGAGGGCCTCCTAAGGGAGGTCCTTCCTCGGATTCCGCGTGTCCTAGCTGGAACGAAGGTCGCCGCACTCTGGTCTTACGACGGTCCTCATGCTGTGAGGCACTGTCGTAGACTACACCGGCCCCAGGTTCGAGCTGTGGTTTTCACACAGGTCAAACCGAAGGATCCGTTGTCCGAGTACGGTGCGTTCAAGAAGTTTCTCGCTCCACATCAGGAGCGGGATGATACACATCTTGAACGTGACGGACGTAGCCGATACGTCGATGTTCATATCGGCTGGGTGGTCAGGC